TTGATAGATATTGACAGGATAAGGTATCCAAGCCAATACCAACTCGCCAAAATTCAACTTGTTAGTATGGATAATAACATCGATCTCAAGATCGAAACGTATTGCCGAAAAAGACTCAATAACATTCCTCAAATGAGAATTCTCTATTACAATAGATGGAACAGGGTGGAATACCCAACCATCAACAGGAATAGAACTATGTCCTATCTGCACGGGACGAGCAAGGAAATGAGAAAGGGAATCTATTGGATAAAGATCCCGAGAATCTGATTTCGTATTAAGTAGACGTGTGGTAATAGGTGGTGCAATATCTTGAAAGCGGAAATTCAGGTCCTGAACTTGCGACGTTTCCACGTTCATGACTTGCGTAAAGTTATCAAGGCCAACGCGAGATTGACCTAACGACGTAACGTCGTGTTTATCAGAATTTATAATTTGGTTTGCAATCCATATGATAGCCGGATTAAGCTTATTTATAGTGGCTATATCACTCCGACTCGCCACAGTCTTGTATGAGAGTATTGATATTGTTAGGTTTCTAAAAATTGCTCCATCCAAGTCTCATAGACAGTGCCAGGAATACGTATAGAATAGATATAAGCTAAATCCTCTATCTTTCTAACTTCCTTGGCATAAACTATGGGACCATGATGGAAAAGTTCCTTCTTTGCGCTCTCAATCATCTGAGCAAAGATGGCATCCCTGTCGGGATTCCTTTTCATCCAATTGAGAGATTCAAAAATAACGCTCAACGGTAAAGGTGCGAAAATATATGCGCCTCTAATCGAGAACGATCGTTTTAAGTATGATATACTAGACAAGTCAGCATATTTGTACATAGTCCCATCCTTGAGACTACTGCCGTATGTCACTCCTATTGAGTCGAGTGCACCCGCGATAGTCTCTAGATTAAACCATGCGACTTCATCTGCTATTGTCATAATATTATCATCTCCAAAAGTCTTAAGACAGACATGGTTAGGGAACATTGATAAATCCCTAATACAATTTTCACGTCCTAAGTATAAGTAGGCATATCGAATGAGAAGGCAATTGACTAAACTGTTAGTAATAGTAGTCATAGCATTTCCAGACGGATTGCCAAAAGTTTTATAGTAAGTAAAATATTTCGACATATAACATCCGTTATACGTCGATTGAAATAAAATATCCAATTCATGTTGGAATCCACCCAAGAAACAAGAGATAATCTTTGGAATTTGAGAGACAAATTGCCATGGTAATCTTTTGTCATACTTGGAGTAATCTCCAGCAACGAAATTCTCGGATATGGATGTTAAATGTTTGTATAGCAATTTCCATGCTTGCGAATGAGGGTTGATACCAACCGATATCTCTCCGTAAACATGATTGCTCATAATGTGTGCTATAAAAAAGCCACAATACTTCCTTAAGAGAAGATTCAAATCCATTGGCACGACGTTGAAAAGTCGTGTGTTCTTGGATTCGACCTTATCTAAGGAACGACGCTCATCTTTAAGCGTATCGACGAAGACAGTTTCTGGAATGTAATTTTCGAGAAGACCACACATCCTGTCTTCATATCTAGTCTTTAGCTCTCCAACCATTGTGTGTCTAAGAGTTCCATCGAGGTTAGTATAAGTTTCCAAAAAACCTCGTTTCCCTCCTTTTCCAGAACGGTCGATAAGCGTATACGGATATCCGGGAGATGTTCCCACATCGATGGGATTAATATAATCCATACCGGGTATCCCGTTAAGTACCTCCTCGTCAGTTAATAATCGTGCTGCATCCTTGTAAATAGATGGCATGCACATTATTGCATTAATTAAATCTTGTGTCGCTTGATGCAATAAATTTAAATCAACCGGCGATTCAGCACCAACGTTTGTCAAGGCGCACTTATACAATGCACTATCTTCTCCACTACTGCTTAAATCAGCAGGAGCAGTAATAGTATCATAATAAGCGCCCTGAATCATAGATGGTATTATATTTGTTTTGTGAGGGATATAGTTGGGTTTTCCACTAATAGTACCCCCCATCACTTGCAAGCCCTCAGGTATAGAGGCTTGAGCGACGGGAAGTCCGAATTCATGGGTTCGTACATCAACTATATCCAAGTCAATCATATTTTGTTGTATGATTTCTTTTGTGATAAGAGTTGCACACCCATGGTCCTTATATGCACAAACGTGAAAGCCCATAAGCTTACGTTGCACACTAGGGTCCATGTGTGCTATCATAGTGCCACAATCACCGTTCTTAGTAGAAGCAGTGTAAGTGACACCATTAATAATCTTCATTATAACAATCTTATGCTCGTTGTAAGACGCATCATAAGATTGAGGTCCTTCAAATTTTGCATCAAGCAAAGTTTGAGTCTTCTTGTCGATTGATCCCATAGTACCTCCAACACTAAATAAACATGATTTAGTTGGATCAATATGAGATAAATCAGATTCAGTAATAAAATAATTTATAATAGAAGGAAAGGATGGACACTCCCGAGGTAGTTTCATAAAGACAACATCACGGTCAGCATCCATCGAAAAATCAACGGTGTTAAAACGAAAAGTGTATTTCCCAGCTAATGGTTTAACAACCGTTAATTCGTGTTCATCTAAAATAGATGGATCATCCATTCCATCTCGTAAAAGATGGGCTGGCGCCATCAAAAGGGTTGAAGTAAGCATAATTCCATGCATCTTCAATCCCCTCATTTCCACTGTAACGAGATTGCAATTCATAACGCGCTCAATAATAGAAACGCACATAGAATCACTAGTCCCTTCAGCGGTCCTCACAACCTTACGGGTACCAGTTTTAAGGGTAGCTCGCAATTTTGCGGATTTGGTAACGTTATCGCCAGACGTGATTGCTTCAGAACCACGTTTAACGACAACGGATTTTTTATGTAGGGTAGTATTTTTAACTACGGCCTTCTTAGTGACATTATCACCAGAAGTCATAGTTTCAGCGCCAATGCGAGTATCTTCAGCGATGCTACGTGATTTATACCACATAAACAGCGCTCCAGCTCCAAGCAAAGCGACGCTTGCGTAGGGTATCGCCCTCATTAAAAAATAACGAGAGGGGTACCGCATCATGTAATATTTGTCATAAAAATAATCTTGCGCCGATTTATAGACCGGAAATACTTTATCAAGTACTTTCGATCCTAATCCTTGTGCTCGTAAAACGGAATCCTTAATCGCACTTGAACAAAAGTCAAAGTAAGAAAAAGGGTGTTTGATTTCTTTCTCAGCACATAAAGGTAAATCGGATTCAGGTGTTTTTGATTTAAAATAATTTGTTAACATAGATCGCTTGTCGTGTAGCTTATGCCACAAACCGACAGCGCGATCTATCATCTGTTCATAAGTGAGAGTACTCATGAACCTTGGTTCTTCGTCTTCAGTCCCAGATGTATACAAGTCAAATTTGTATAACTCGGGACATATTCGAAAGTCTCCATAAGTGTCATACGAGTACCGAGTAATTTTGGCTGTATCAGCGACGCCTTCGAACAAAAATTCGGGGCGAAGACTGACTTCAGCAAAAATATC